CGCTGAGCTTATGGTCGAAGCGCACATCATGACTAAGTGTGATTCAGTTTGTGTTCGTGAGAATCAAAAGTCATTGCAGCAATCCGTTAAAAAGCTAATTGAAAGTAAGATCGACAAGCTTAACGCGGGCGATTACTTCACCGTACAAGACAAACGCATTCTCGCAAAGAATGGCGGAATCATCATCTTTGAGGGTATGCAAAACCACACGGCGGAATCGATTAAGTCCTTAGAGGGCTTTGATCGCGCCTGGGTGGAAGAAGCGCAGACGATGAGTCAGAAATCACTCGATATGCTGCGCCCAACGATACGCAAACCAAATAGTGAACTCTGGTTCTCGTGGAATCCACGTAACGACTTCGACCCGGTAGATACGCTGCTGCGTAGCGAGCAATCGCCACCAGGTACGTTAGTCGTAGAAGCTAATTACATTGATAACCCTTGGTTCCCTGATGTTTTACAGCAGGAAATGGAATATGACCGTGGACGCGACTTCGACAAATACCAGCATGTATGGCTCGGACAGTATCTTAGAAATAGTGAAGCCCGCGTATTCAAGAACTGGCGGATTGAAGAGTGTGCGCCTACTGATGCCTCTGTCATACGTCAAGGAGCCGACTGGGGATTTAGCATTGATCCCAGTGTCCTTTTACGTTGTTGGATGGACGGGAAAACCCTATATGTTGACTACGAAGCTTACATGGTCGGGTGTGAGATTGATTCACTTCCCGATCTTTTCATGTCGGTGCCTGATGCGGATTCGCTCAATGTTCAATCCCCACGATATCCTGATCATTAATCACAACGTACTTACTACCGTTCTCCACAAACGAAGGATATTGAAGCTCGGAAAAACGCACTACATCCCCAGCTTTACACTGAGGTAACATTAAGGTCGATGTCTTTGGATGTCTTTTACCGGGCCCTACTTGAATCACAGTGCCCCTGTTACCTAACTGATCCTTGGCATCACGCCATTTTTCGATGTTTGTTGCGAGATAAATCCCTGACTGCGTAGGCAGGCACTCATCCATTTTTACGATTAGGTTGCTTCTTAACGGGATCATTTGTTGGCTTTAGTTTAGGCTGCAACCGTTTAGGTAACAGGTCACATAATTTCATGGCGCTTCAGCTCGTTTAATGATGGCGTAGATATCGTCTTCACGCAGTGCTGTCAATTCGGTATCACCAGACGTAAATGTCTGGCCAGCATGGGCTGAATACATTACTTCATCACCTACTTGCACGGATAACGGGATTACGTTGCCGTTTGAATACGTTTTCCCGGGTCCTGTTGCTACAACAACTCCAACGTTATCTTGTTGCCCTGCGTTTTCAGGGATGATGATTAAGCCGGTTGTCTTTTCTTCAGTTTTTTTGCTGATAAAGACGAGATCATGAGTCGGTTGTAATGAGAGCATTGATATCTAATAATTTTTGGCAAAAAAAAACCCGGCGATGCAAACGAATGCAAATCACCGAGCTAATTTTTTGGGAAAGTTTAAGGCGTAAAAAGCCACCCACTTGTCAATAGTAACCGAATAACTTTTGCTCATCAAGATCTATTTGATATGAGTCATTAATCAAATAATCCCTTTTCCCGCATAAATGGCAAAATATTCTCCAGTGCCTGGTCATAAGTGCTCGCCATCTGACACCACCAGACTTTTCTTTTGACCTGTCTGTTCTTCATTTCAATGCCAATTGCTGCACGATGCGGGAGCTCTAGCTTATCCACACATAAATCGATACGGGCGAACTGTTCATCCGTAACCGTTTTATTTGTTATCGTCGACGCGTCATCAAATTGCCGACTGCTCTTAAACTGTTTGCAGTATGGGGCAATGCGTTGATGTCCCAGTTTAACTTTATAGTTTTTGCTTATGTGATACCAATCCTCAAGCAATTGATCCGCTAACACGCGATCAATATCATCATCTGTTATTTCTATCTGTGCCAGCATCTGTTTTCTTTCCCTAAAGTTAGTAAGCATCCGCATTTGCTAATACCGCTTGCACTGCCGCACGCATCTGCCGCCTGGTTGCTACTGCTTGCATTTCGTCACTCAACGTTACTGCTGCGGTGATTTCCTTCAGATCATCACCAGAGAATCCCCATTTGCCTTCTGCTCCACGGGCTATAACGCGCCTCATTGCATCGATGCCTCTTGTCATCGTCCTAAAATCATCTGTGTTATCGACAAGTTCGTAACCCGTCAATATCGTGTTGATAACGGTGTAAGCGTGCTCCTCGCTACCTTGGCCGGACAGAAACATGTTGATTGACATTAGCGGTGCTATAGCTAACTCGGCCTTTACCTCTTTATCCATACCGTAAATGATGGGCATTAATGCTCTCGTTGGTTTATACGCTTTACGTGGCTTTGTTGATTTACCCATTGCTTCTAGTCTTCCATTCCATCTTGCGCTTGTATTCCGCTTTTACCGCATCCATAACCTCGTGCATCTCAGCAGTACTTTGCTCTCTCCTAATCGCCGCATAAACAGCTATACGCTGATGTTTTGGCGATTCCATTAGTCGCCTGATCTGACAACATCTGTTCGACTTCTGATAGGTGGGCGAGAAGGTTGCGCAGTGCTCACAAATCACGAGCAGCTATCAACACACAGATTAATCAGGTCCTGGTAATAGAAAATCAACCCATCCCTGTCCAGGCAGTCATACAGTTTTATCGAGCCGTCAATAATCAAGTCAAGGTCGGGGAGTCCGTACGAATTGCTAATTATTCTTACTTCTTCACCAACTTTTTGGTTGGTAGCCAGTTTTTCTACCAGCTCTTTTACCTTGCTGTTTGCTGCATCATTGGACGTGTCGTATAACTTGATCTGCGCCCATCGATTTAAATCATTTAGCCGAGGCCATAGGGTTTGCATGTTGTGTTCCTTTGATTACCTCAAGAGCTTGCTCTAATGATTCTATGACGTGCGATTTACCGCGCCACTCCTTATGCCAGTTCGTTTCTGCCGTCGTTAACTGGCGTGCTGATAACGGCTTCTTTCCATCTTTTATTTCAAATAAATAATTTTTGTTGCGAAATCCTACGCAAATATCGGGTATACCGTTTCCTGTTTGAGACAGGTCTGCCACGCTTGCGCCTATTTTAATCAAGCTCTGTACAATTTCTTTTTGATTCGCATCCGTTCTATTTCTCATTCCAATCCAAATTGATATTCAATTTTATTTCCGAAGATTGTTTCCATTTCAGTTATAATTTTTGTTTACAATTGTAATTGTGCAAGTCTTCCGGTTTCACCCATTTAATTGTATTCGCGTCAATTTGAACGGGAGTGCGTCCGAAAATGGCTTCTTCAGCCGTTCTAAGTACGACCTTAGGTTTATAAGATATAATCCTTTCAGGAAGATCGTGAAAATCCTTTCCTCTAACTGCGTTAAATTTTGTATTAGACATCAATATTTTATTAATCATTTATAAATGAATCTTGGGTATATCCTTCGCGCAACTTGTCGTCAAAGCTGCAAATGCTGGGCGACATGTTGTCGCGGTGAAACCTCACGGCACATCGCAAGAGTGTCCGAACTGCGGCGCGGTTGTGCCAAAGAAGTTCGTTCGCTGTCGGTAGGTTTCTCGTGCAACAGGCTCCCAGGTGTTCCCCCAGTCCATCGCGTAGGTCTTTAGTTCCTCAGCAGGCTCTTGCGTCAGATGTTCGCCAATCAGGTCTATCATGTACCGTTCGGCTGTCAGGCTCAGATTTCCAGCTTCCTTGTCAGCCTTGCTGCGCGGTTGCGTCAGGACATCAGAGAAACGAGAAGCCGTGACGTGACCTAGACGAGCATCGATCCATTCTTGCGATCCCTGGATCATTGGTTCAGCCTCCATTTGCACGTTCTTCCTCCTTCAATCTGTCAAAGAATTCCCCAGGTGATTCGATTCGCTCCGGCAGCGGCTTCGGTAAGCCAGCGTCCAGCATCTCCGCATGGTGTCGGCATCCGCTGGCAACCAGCTCTGGCACCCGTTCACCGCGGCAGTGATATTCAATCGCTCGTTGCAGGCAGATCGCGTAATCCGTCTGCGTGTCGAGTCGCTTGCGTAGCTCGTCAATCTGGTCGTCTCGTTGGCTCATCTCTTGTTCCAATCTCCGGTGGTCAATTCGGTCGTCTTGGCAGACTTCGTAATCCCGTTGTCCGCGAAACACGGCGTCACCGTAGGCGTTGTAGAGGATCATAAGAATGATCCCAGGGCGTCGCCGTTCAACTCTGCCTTGCCGTCGTTTGTGCGATGATCCGCGTAAATTGCATCGACCGTCAGTCGCACAGATTCGCAGTTCGGACAAGTGAGCTCGTCACCCTTGCGAACATCCTCGCGGATCAAAATCGATTCCTCGCATACCGGGCAAGAGCAGTAGTAGGACTGCCACACGTTGACCGTCGCCTTCGTACTTTTGGTTGTTGCCTTGCGTTTCATGCTTCCACCTTGTTTTTTAGATACCCCTCAATCCGTCGCACCAACCCTGTCAGTCGCAGCATCTCACGCCGACACTCCTCCCGCCGGGCGTCGAACTGAGGTTCTGGCGGCAGCCGCTTGCGAGCTTCTTCCACGCAGACGATGGCGTCGAACAGGC